TGCGGCAATTTGTATGTACAAGTCGTCTGCGATCATTTCGCAACTCTTATAGTTTAATTCTAGAACTCGATTTTCATTAAAGGGACCGGTCCCAGAGTATAAGTTTTCAAGCCAGCGTTTGAATTGTATGAACTCAATGTCCCTATCATTATGGAACACATCGATAGCAACACGAAAATGGAACATATGACGATGAGGATTTGCCAAAAACGATACATCATATTCATCTCCTGTGGCCAGTTGCGGATCAGTTGCCGCGGCCGGGTAGCAGTGAATTCCTTCTTTTTGGAATGTTACAAAGATTGTGCGTTGTGCCGCATCTTTAATTCTTTCTACTTGTTCTCGTTTCTCTTGATTCATATTAAATATCTAACAGTCTATTAAGGTTGGGGAAGGTTGTGATAAAATTTAAATTTCTGCGTTTATCTATATTGCTCAATGAGTATACTACATTTGCTACATCTTTGTCAAACGGTTTGGCAAGAAATTTTGCACAATTATCTAGGCTTTTACCAAAAGTTGTTGCTTGTTCGGTATAGGTATTTAGGTAATTGGTCACATGATCTAAATCTTTTATGTTCCGAACATCTAAAAAAGTTGGCCCAGTGATGGGATGGACTGCAATACGATTTAGATCTATACCTAAACTATTGAGATATAGTCCAGTTTCAATGATAGAATCAGCAGTAAGCAAAAAGTAATTCATAGTGATGCCCACATTGTCCCAGTCGGTCAGCAACTGTTTTAAGTTGTCCTCAAATTCGGACCAAACTCCTGGATAGCGTATATATTCAAATTGTGCGCCAGTTGCTTCTACACTCACTTCCCATTTGACATTATTGAACTCTTGAATCTTGTTGTAGATCTTGTTTTTCAACGTGCTGGCATTGGTTGTGATGCGTATTAGACAATCGGGATTGACTTGGTGTAGCTTTTCCAACAATTCCAGATTTTCTTTAATAAGTAACGGCTCACCGCCGGCCAGGTAAACTTCTTTGATATTGGCCAAGCGATCAAATGTATAATCTTTTAATTTTATAAAATTATCACGACCGGCATTGACTTTGACGCCCAGTTCGCTTGCCCATTGGCTACTCAATGCTGGACTGCAATACACACAGGCATAGTTACAAGTGTTAGACCATCGCAGATCCAGTTGTGTTAAACTGTGTGATCCGGCATAATTGATGTCTACATCTTGGTGCAATTTTAGTTGATATGTGCGATTGCTGAACAATGGATCTAGTTGTTCAACACGTTCACATTGAGCACAGGGCTTTGGCCACTGGTCAATTGACAAACTATCACGTATGCCTTGATTGATATTATTATCCAGGATAGATTCAATGCTACTGTATTGTAAGTTACCAATAGATCGTCGACTGATGGCACAGTTTTTAACAGCACCATCCGGTTCAACAGCAAGGCCTGTCCACGGAAGCGGACATTTGATCATCTTATAACTTCGTCTTGCGTGTACTTGGACCAATCTGTAAATACTCGACGGTCCCGTAATTCATGCAAGCTGTGACACCAAACTCCAGGATTGCTCTTGGCAAAGTCTTTGTCATCCAGTTTAATTGTGGCATTGTATCCAAGTAATTGTATGTAAGGTAACTTGACACTGATCATTGGGATAAAGTTATTGTAATCAATTAAACCGCCTTCGGCCAAGCCTTCGGCAGACCTAACATCTAAATCCAAGGTACATAACAATCCAGCCTGTAGGCATTCCAAAATTACGGCTTCCCATTCACGCCATACAGGGCCGTCATTGACATCCGGATTAGGAAAACTTTGATTGGCTCCAAAGTAAACGTGTGTAATATGTTTAGACTGATCTGTGTACGATTGGCTTTGTTTTACAATCTCTAGAATTTTATGAGAATCTTGCACACCCACAACAAACAAGGTCTTGCGACCAAATGCTGGACTGTGTTCTACTTCAGTACCTACAAAGAAATTTGCTTGTTCGTGTCCTGCTCTATCCATTTTGTTTACTCGCTCTAAATTCTAGTTCGGCTTTTAGTTTAACAATATCGTCTCGGATATGCAACCGCTGTTTTTTCAATTTGTTCAACAGCTCGTCCTGGAATGCACCAGTGCTTTCTAGACCATCAATCTTTTTGTCTAGTCGTGCATGTTCATCTTCCAAGTGTTTGATACGTGATGATATGGTCATTCGTTCTCCAGTGCGTTAAGTTTAGATTCATCAAATTCTGTTTCAGGTTCAGATTCAACCACAGGTGTTGATTCATCTTCGTATGTAAATAGTTGATCAAACATAGCATTACCGTTTAAGGCTTTCTTGCCTTTGAATCCACGTGTGCCTACAATTTCCATCCAGTAGTTGGTATAAGCATCAATGATAGCCATGCTATCTTCTCGGGTTGGTGCCGCAAAAATAGCTTCTACTAGATCTTCAAAGTATTCACCACCTGGGCCACTACAACGCATCATGGCAGGATGAGCACCGGCATCAAAACGTCGGTTGGCTTCTTGTACCGCAGTCAAGTGCATCCATACATTGTGACCCATTAACAAAGCGTAACTAAAACTATCCCATGACGTCTTACCCCATTTGCCGTTCTTATTAACATCAGGTAATACGTCATATGATCCCGGTTCTTGAAAATTAGTTTCATCGATGGTTACTCCTGCTTTTGGTACACCGGGCTTGTATATACAAATGTCTTTCATCTTGAGCATGTCGCTCAGGGGAGAATTTTCCCAACGTGGATAAATGCCGTCGGCAACTACTCCGTCTGACCACTTACGTAGGTCTGTGGCATATTTTTTATTGTCCGCAGACGGTGCCATACGATATGACCACTTGCCATTGTCTGGGAAGACGTTTTCAAAATAGACCTGACCGTTAGCAGTAGCAAGGAAAGGACTAGCACAATCAAAGCTGATAGTAAAACTAGGGTTGACATATTTTCTTACGTTTCTTTGAATAACTGTGAGCAGGACTGCCCACTCTAACTTACTGGTGCCCAAGAAGTGCATCCAATCATGCACACCTTCTTGTAACAAATTATCATACTTTAATGTGATCAACCGCTTGAGTATTAGCTCTACGTCACACATGTTCTGACCGCCCATGGCCCAACCGTTGAAATGTGTGTCTGGGTGTTGCGCCGGATCGCAGTAGTGTTTCATAGTTTGATACCATGATTCTGCATCGGGATGGTTAGCGCCTTGTAGCACGTTTAGAATCTTGACACCGCCGTTGGCAACACCTTTGCGGTTGGCCATAAAGTAATCATTGTTGTATTTGGTGGCATCAACTGCTTCCTGGTGATTACTAATACCACATTTCTTACCTGCTTCTTTATCCAGTGCAACCCAGGTTGGAATATCCAGAGTCATACCGTAGTCAGCGATGCCGTCCAGCCAAGCCAAGACTTGTTCACGTTTCTTCTGGGCCTTCGGGCATCCTGAACCGGCTTTCCAATCGCCTTCCCATAATCCTTTGGCAATCTGGAATCCTCCAGAGTCACCTAGCATTAGTGTGTTGGGATCACGATTTCGAACCATATCCTCGCTCCAATCTGGTTTGTTCAGATCGAGGTTTGCGTGGCCGCCGGAGTAAAGTGACCACTTATAAGGAAACAACGCTTTCTGGTCATTTAGCCAGTTGAGTTGTTCCATATCTGTTAGACCCTGCGGAAAACGTGCAGGGTCTACATAAGCTTCGTTACGTTGCTTGCCTACAAAGGTGGCATAGAAACCACTGATTGCTGGCAGGAACACAGCATAGTCGTTTTGTTTATCGGTTAGGTTATCTTGAGTCATTATCCTGTGTGTATGCCTGTAAGTTGTTGGCTTTTGTAAAAGCGCACGGACCAAATTAATCTATAATCTAAATGAAAATGTTTTTTAACTTTTTCAAGATATTTAGGATTATCTAATAGTGGTGCAAAAATATCTTTAAACTGTCTGCGTGTTGTGCTTCCGGCAGTTGTGTGTTGATAGTTGTATCTACTATAGTCGTTGCATTGAATGTGTTGATTGTGTAACCATGATGTAAAGTTTTGTCTATAATTTTCATCGCACATCATAAAGGTACAGTTGTTAGGATCTAATCCCTCAACAAAATAAACTTGTTTTTCTGTGTGATCGTCTAAGGTAATCTGATCCATTAGTAAATCATAAAATGCACTATTAAACTGTGTGGTATCGATGTTTTCGTGATATAATGTGAAGTATTCGGTTATGCCACTTAACCACCGTTCAACAGGATCACGCAATACTACCAATGCGTGTTTGTGCTTCATATGATCTTTATGAAAATTATAAAATTCCCAACCGAGATCTTGTAGATTAGGTTTGGTCCACGAGCTAGCACACTTGGGAATATTGACATACATCAGATCACTATCCGACTTGCTCATGCAAGTACCAAATGTATGTCCTTTATGTTGCCAATGTTGCTGAAATAACATTACTTGGTCTGTGCCGGTAGTTTATAATGATATACAGCCAGTCCGGAGTCAACAATAATTTCAGCAACTCCGTCGTCACTGATCTTGAATGTTTTATCGCCCGGCAAGCTGAGAATACTGTTGACAACACTGACTGGCCAGTTTAACTGTTTGCTCAAACTGCCAGAAGTTGTTGCAAATGTAAATGATCCTGCATGTGAGCTGTTGTCCCCAAAGAAAAACTTCAGTTCGCCGTTTTCAGTCTTGCTGGAGAATGTAGTTGCATCACTATGTGCCATGGCTTGAAATTTTAGTTTCTGGATGCTGAGTGCAGTTGGCACAACTTCAACACCCCACTTGACTGGCTTCATGTTAACGTTCTTGAGTTGATCGTTAATCACAGCGGTTGTCATAAAGCGATAGTTGTTTTTAAAGTCGCCGCCTTTGTTTTCAAACTGAATACTGGCCGGTACATCTGTGCCTTCAGCATCTTTTTGTGTTTGAACTGTGATCTTTGCGCCTTCCTTGTATTCAGGAATGTTAAGGATAGTGTTGAGTCGGTCCAGATTTGGCATACCAAACACACCTTCAAAGCCCGCAACTGGTGCTTTGAAGTCTGCATTTAAGATGACTGTTTTGGTTGCTTGGTCAAAGGCATTGATGCCAGTTCCAGTTTTGGTTCCAGTGACCTTAATCATCGAAATAACGCCCAAGCCATAAGTGTGTTGTACAATATCTTTTAAATAATCAAACATAGTTTTCTCCGTAATAGTAGTAGTGTATAGTTTTATTTAGACAAAGTCAAATAATAATTTGCCGTATTTCGCCCATGACCTGATGAGCTTTTACTGTTTCAAGTTCGCCGGGCTTGCGTATCTCAAGCCAACTAATTGATGTGCCTTCTCCTCGAATGTCTCTATCCAGGATGATGTCATAGCCAAGGCTTTCACACAAGGGCAACAACATGCTTTTTGGAATATAACTCATCCAGTGTCCATCGGCATATCCGGCACACTCTGGTATATCTCCGTTGTTGTAACTGAACATAAATGTGCCACCTGGTCGTAGTAGATCCTTGACTGACTTCAGGTATTCTTTTACTGTATCCAAACTGCGATAGTTCAAGTAGTTCCAGCAAAATACAAATCCCATTTGCCCTTGTGGCAACGCAGTTAGATCTTGATTTTGAATCAGATACGGTCTAATACGATTTTGATATTCTGGTGTAAACTTTGACTGAGCAGAATCCAAGAATTCTTTGTAGTGGTCAACTATGTACAAGGGATCATTGGCCACCAGGTGTTGGGTCCATTCTCCGTCTCTACAGCCGATTTCCAGTGCTGGATAATGCCAATCTCCGTACAGTTGTATTCGGTTCAAGATTTCTTTTGCAAGAGACTCAGACAATTCCATCACTCGAATATTGCGAATAATGTTGGTAGCTTCTGCTTCCACACGCAATTCTAATCCGTAATTGTCGCTAAAAAACTTGGTACCTTCTGCTCCTATCTCACTGTTAATTTTATCAATGATAGAATTAAATTTATTTTTGTTTTCTTGTAATCTAATGTGTAACTCGTCAAAGTCGCACAGGAAGTTTTCTAGTAGATCTCGATGATCTCGACTCACATCCTCGGACATGATAGAACCAAGACGATCTGTCAAATGTATAAGTTCATTTGCTGTCGGCGCCGGGTCATATGACTGCGTCAATTGTTCACGTAGGTGTACCAGTTGAGTTAGTTTTTTCATATTTTACTCAAACGTAAATAGGTCGTCGAAAGTTGTTTTAATATCTGTGCTTTCGGCAATCCGCCACTCTAGCACACCCAGCAAGTTTTCTACCTTTTGATCCACAATGGTTGATTCCATGGTACTATCATCAAACGGCAACTCTTTAAACCATGTGGGAATATGAGTTTCGTCTGTGGGGTAACCCACGCTGGTATATCCCACTGGATTGTCTTTGAGTTTACATACAACAGTTTTCATACCATCTACAATAGTGGTGCTGTAGTTGTCACCGTGCATACGCTTCAGGTTGTTCCAGTTCATTGCGGCTCTAACATGGCCAGGCATGTTGGCTTTGCCCAGTCTAGCTTCTTCGGCCGCATACTTGGTCAAGTTGTTCACACGCTTGGGTGTACCTTTTTCCCAGGCTGGCCTTGTGGCAAACAACAACTTGAAGTCTTTGACCTTGGCAATAACAGTTTCTTTTTCTGCACCTGTTAACACATCCATTAGCAATTCACTTAGGAAGTTTTGTACCACTTTGGGAGTATCGCTTCGCTTGAGATCAAGTCCCATGGCCTTCATCTTGCCAGGCTTGCCGTGTGTGTCTACACGAATACCTTCTGAGTCAAATATTAAAATACCGTAGCGTTTCTTTTTAATAAACAGTCCTTTACTGGCCACAAGTTCTCGACCACCCTTGATCAATGCACCCATCTCACGCGGACAATGGCAGGCTCGTTCCATGAAAGCCGGGAACGATTCGTTTACACTTTCGGCAATGGTATCATATAACTGTACACAGGTTTCGCGCGACCATTCCATGCTGCCTCGGGCTACTTCCTCTTTGATTTGCGGCCAGGCTGAGAAATAGACCGAGTCCGTGTCCCCATAGATAATGGCCGCTCCAACGTGATTATACTCCCCCGTAATCGCTTCGTTGACGTGAGCGTCCATGTGTTTGGCAATGATACGCCCAGTAAGCGTCGTACTCTGGCCAATGCGTTGATCGAAGAACCTACACCCCGGATTAAGGATCGCGCCATAGAGCGAATTGAGATTGATCTTTTTAACAAGTTGCCTTTTGTCCCAGAACGCCGTATCTTCCTTAGATGTTGCGGTTTTCTTTTTAGCTTGCATTTCTTTTCGTTCAGCATACCATCTTTCCAACAGCCCGGGGATAATGCCCTTTGTGTCATGTTTAAAAATTGTGCCATTGGCACTCAGGGTCCACGGCTGTCTACTATCGAATATCAATCGCCACACATCGGCAGCACTCATTACGTCGCTAGATCCGCCTTCCCAGTCTATGGTTATCTCTGTGCCTATATCTCCGTTCATGACCGAGGTATACTCCAATGTACCAAACATGTTTTCCCAGGCATCGGCAAAACTGGCACCACCATCCATCTTTTCTTTAATGTAATGGTCGGTCATTGTTGGCCGGAGTTGCCCAATGATTGTTTCTGGCCCCATGTTAAGGGCTCTAATAGCCGAGGGATAGAGACTGTTGATGTCAATGGCACCAACGTATTCGTGGATTCCTTTTTTGGGATAAGCAACATAGGCACCTGCGGCTTGCGTATTTCCTTGGTCATCTCGACTTCTCCTATTAGGCACAACCATCCCACGACTGTGGGCTTCGTTGATAATTGCTTGCTCTGTTACAGCAACCGCACCCATTGTGGTTTGTAACAATACAGTATTGTCGTGAGCAAGTTCATTTGCCAAGTCCAAGAATCGTAACTTCTTATCCAACTTGGCCAATAACAGGGTATCTTGACGATTATAGTCAATAAATTTTTCAAATTCTTTGTTGTACAGTTGATCCAGTGTGCCTTCATAGGCCAACTTACTGCCTACTTCTTCGTATTCGCCAATGGCATCTAAACTGTAACTGTGACGTTCTTCATAAGTGTACTTACGATACAGTTGCATATAGTCCAGGTGTACACGACCAATCAGGTCAAATGTAAGTTGTTCGGCACCAAAACGTTCAAACATACGTTGCTTGGGCATTTGTCCCCAAAGGCACAGTCTGCGTGTATCATCTTTGCTTAACACACGAGTGATACGCATAGTGGTATAAGGAATATCAAAACCTTCCGAGTTCCACCCACTCAAGATATCTGCATCTTCAATCAGATCCAGGAACGTGTTCAGCATGTCCTCTTCGCGTTCAAACAGGAAGCAGTTGTCAAACTTGGCACAAATTTCTTGGGCAGTTTCCCACGAGTAACTCTTGGGAGAAACAACCAGGGTGACCATTTTGTCCATCCAGTCTAGATACACTGAAATACTGGTAATAGGATTGAATGGATCTTCGGGTTTTGAGTAGCCTCTAAGTGGATCAAAGTCCACCTCAATGTCGAAAAAGACTGTTTGTAGTCGAGGTGACTGAGCACCCAGGTAGTTTTCTTCCAAGCAACGGAAGATGGGATTGATATCACTTTCCCACAGTCGCTTACCTGAATTGACTCGTTGTTCCTTATGAAATTCTTTTCCGTTGCGTGTACTAAAACGTGACACAGGTGTGTCGTAGATGGTACGGAACTTGCCACGAGGGTCATCGTAATAGAACACATAATTGGCCGGATACTCTTTATAAGTACGTTCGCCGTTAACACGTTCTACTACGTGAATTCTGTCTTTGTCTCTATCAAAGAGAGCGTCAATGTAACTCATATTTCTCCAATTGCCACTTTTAGCTGGCCAACTCTGCTTGTCCGTGAAGTGGACGACTCTGTATAATATTTACTCCTGCTAGTATAACAGTTAAATATTCGTATGTCAAAAATTTCAAGAGTTATTTCATTTGGTGCCAGCATCACGTATGGTTCCGAACTTCCCGATCAATCCTGTACTTGGTCTAGTATTATAGCACAAAAATTGGGCATGGACCACCTGTGTTTAGCCAAAGAGAATGCTGCCAACTCTGGCATAGCCAGGGCCATCATAAGCAATAGTAAAAACTTTAAACATGATTTGATTTTGGCCATGTGGACCAGTGCAACACGCTATGAGTTTAGAGTGGGTAATGCTTGGGAGAATGTGAGTCCGTGGAGTGAGCAAACTGGATTTACAAGAGATTGGTATCGAGGCCCAGGTGGACTAGAGTATACTGAAGTTGTCACTACCATGAAAGAAATTGTACTGGCCAGTCAGTTTCTAGATCAATTGAAACTGCCTTATGCTTTTGTACTGGACAACGATGAACTTAGAAATAGCCATACTTGGAACAAGCCCGATGATTACATACAATCACTCAAGGCGCTAATGCCATGGCACAACATAGTGTGGTTTGATGATACCGGCTTTCTTGAATGGTGCCGATTGAAGAATTACAGTTTTGTAAATACACATCCGGGCACAGAAGCTCATCGAAGTGCCGCGGAGTATATTTTGGTCAATGGGTTAAAATCATTCTTATAAGAGCTATAATATCAATAGTGCTCAATAGCAAATAATTTGCCATCATACCAAATGATTTTCTAGTCCAGGCCGCCCAACAGTAAATTATACAACCTGTTATCCATGCAGGGTACAGCCAAATCAATGGAGGATTTGGAACAGTAAGCATCATACCAAGACTGCATCCGATGCTCACAGCCCATGCCATCATTTCAAGAGTGAACCTAAGTGGCCATGCTTGATAGTCCGACTTGGCAAAGTGCCAAGTACTACCAAACCAACCAAAGAAGGTATCAATCAAAGTGTTTTACCTACTGTTTCAAGAATTGTATTTAATTCTTCGTGATCAGCATTGGTATCAGTCAATCTAGACTTTTGTGCAATCTTGATTGCTTTCTTTAGGATAGCCGGTTTAATTTCCATTTCTTCTGCAATGGCTTTAACAGTATCATTAAGGCCAGCATTAAGATCTTCAATCTCTTGTAGTACAGTCATACCTTCGTTGATGATTTGTGTGAGTTTGGCTTTTTGTTCGCCGCTAAACATACGTGCTGACATTTGGATCTCCTTGTTAATTGATTTATTATACACTACTTATTTTGATATTGCAAGAGGTTTTTGGAATTATTGCTCACTTTAAAAACGCATTCCGGGGCACGACTCCCATACGTTCTAGCCCAGCAGCCGGGCACACCTGAAGTAACGCATAACGTCCTAAGGTAGGTGTTCTTATTTTTTCTTACCAGATTTCATATTGGCACACCAATGGTACATTCGGGCACGTTCGCCTGAAGCATTTTTGGCTTTACTACGTAAGTCAGTAACTGAACCTGCACAGCTGGCGCCAGCACGTTTGACACGACCCGGACGACTTTTGCCTTTGACTTGACCGTTGGCAAAGTTTTCATCGATTTTCTTCAAATAGATTTTTTCCAAGGCACGAATTGTCTCATTGGTATTGGCATCTGTGTGTTTAATACCAATGCCGCCAGCTTCGCGCCAGGCATTGATGTATGAACCAAAATCATCTACTAGCACATTGGGTTGTCCATTTGTTTTTGCATATTTAAATTTGGAAGAAGTAAATATTGCCGAATCACTTGATCCGGGCACATAATGATCTAGCCATGTGCGCTTGCCGCGTATGCTGGCTTCGTGATTGTCGCGTAAAGGTGCAGATAAAACTGTAAACGGAATGTTGTGTTGTGTACACCAGTTGACAATGGCCTGACCGCCTGACAATTGTGGCAAGTTGGAAAAAAACTTTTCAACAAATTCAGGACCCTGTTGGCTCATGCGTGTGATTGATTCGTCGCTGTTGGGAATGTCCTTGTAGTGATTTACTTGTTCCCATTTGGCCCATGAATCAAAAAAATCTGCTTGTACTCCGTCCATGTCCAAGAATAAATGAGGCAATTGTTCAACATCTTCATTTATATTTAATCCAAAGTATTCAGGATTTTGTTTGGCAAAGTCACGCATCATAACGCCTGCTTCGGCATTGGCTTCGTTTTCTTGATCTGTGCCTGTAGCACCTGCTCCCGGTGGCAAGTTATCTTTTAATTCTTGACGATGATGTGTTAGTTCGTGTGCCAGTGTGCGTAGTACATCAACAGGATGGCGCCCGCCAACTACCAGATAGATAGTTTGTTCATCTGGAACATACTGTCCAAATGTGGTATCTCGTGGTTGATCCAACAACACAATCTTGGGCAGTTTGATACCCAACTGTTTTGCTACCCAAGGCGCAAACTTTTGTACAAAACTGTTGGTAGAGGACTCAACAATGATCTCGGTGATTTTCATTTTTTAAGTCCAATTGGTCCTGGATTGCGGGTTGGACTAGTTTTGTTTACTTCTTTTTGTTCGCTACTATTGCCGTTACTCAGTGCTTCAAGTTCAAAACCCAGCTCCTTGGCACTTTTATTCATAATGTCGGCGTCGGCCTGTGTGTAAGCTACCATGGTCATATGATTGGCCACAGCACCGGTTTTTTTCATAATCTGCTCATCGGGACTGGCAGCCATATGCACTCCTAGTCTATAAAAATCATAGTAGTGACTGGGTTTGTTAGACACAACTTTCATATTTGGAATAGCACGATGATGATAATCGTCCATCGGCGGAATCGCAGAAGCTGTGCCTTGATTGCCGGCTTCTTCGTGGTTTTCAATTATGAATTCTTTGGCTCTCATTTCAGTGTGGCACGTAGCATCCAGGCATGTTTACGGAAAGCATCCATACGCTCGGCCAGGAAGTTTGAGAACCCGTGTTCGCCTTCCGCTTCAGCAATATCGTACACACGTTTCAATATTTTGACCATGCTGTCTGAGTCTTGTAACAGTTCAGCTACCATGGCTTCACCCGGTAAAATTTCTGTCTCATCATCAATATAGCTCAGAGCACTGAAGCGACTGTTCGAGCCCGGAGCATAGCCACCTAGGCTACGAATCTTTTCTGCAAAATCATCCACTGCACCGTATACTTCTGCGTAAACAGTTTCAAACAGAGCGTGTAGTTCTTGGAAATGAATGCCTTCCACATTCCAGTGAAAATAATGTGCTTTCAAATACACAGTATAATGACTGGCAAACGCAATCTTGGCTGCCTTGATCAATTGGTCGTTCATAGTATGCCTTTTTCTTTAGCCCACGCTTCAGCCAGCATCAACATATTTTCCAACTGCTCAACACTTTCACAATTCCATTTACGTAGGGCCAAGGCCTTGCGTGTGGGCTTGCCGTTGGGCTTTTTCATTGGGCCTTTGACTCCACCCATTCTTGCACAAAAACTTTTACGGCGCTTTGAGGCCTTTGAACCTTTTTTAAGTTTGCTTGGTTTGGTAGTTACTGCGGTTTGTAACTTGCTACCAGGATGTTCACGACGATAGCTGGCAACACCCTTTTTGTTTAGGCCACCGTTTTTGTTCTTGCCTGCTGAGCGTTTCCAGGCCGCTGTTTCTTCGACTGTTTCGACGATAAATTCTGATGATCTCATTTGATATCCTTGATTGTTTCTGTTAATTCGGACATTAGGTTGGCAATTTTTTTATTTTTTGTTTCTTGTAGTTTATTCCAGTAGTTGGTAGATTCCGCCACACCTTGCTGACCAATTTGTACCAGCCATTCTAATTCGTCATCGGCATCTTTAACATTGAAGAATTTAACATTAGGAATCTTCTTGGCAGTAAACCACTTGTTGGCCACTTTGAC